CATTAACTTTAAAGTAATTAAGAACTCTTAAAAGCTCTGTTATCATATCCAGATAGATTAAGCACCAGTTTCCTCTGTTACCTCCACTGTAGTATCCTTCTGAGCCTCTTTGTCTTCCCAACCTTGACTCAAAAAACGCTTTACACCATTCACTACTTTTAAGTAATCTATAGATACTAAGTTAAGCAAGTCTCCATACTTAACTCCAACTGATTTAGCAGCTACAGTTATAGCCCAAGAATCTTCTAGTTCTTTTACAGCTCCAGCATCTTTATTTCTGGCCTTGAATTCCTTTTCACATTGCATAAAATCTCTTCCTGTCATTTCTTCTACATTTATGTCAAGTTCATTAAATTCTTTTCCACCGAAATTATATGTTTGTGATAACTTTACTTTCATTTAAGTCCTCCTTAATCTTAATTTAATCCTAAGTATTTTCTAACTGCTTGATTAGCAAGCCCTTGAATTACATTTACATTGTTAAGTACATCTATTTCTACAACTGTTTTTCCGCCTATTTCTAGCTTGAAGTAAGTTACAGATAGATCTATAGATGTTTCTAGTTTCCCGCTAGGCTTCATTTTTAGCCCGTCCATTTTCTTAATTAAGCCTTTGAAAGTTGCATCTATGCCATAAACATCTGCATTGTGTGTTTCTCTGTTCATAGCCTGAGCTGCACCTTTACATTCAACTAAAATAGATTTTCCATTATTAATTGCAAGTATCGACTCATCAACACAGTCCATTTTTATTTTAGCTTCTAATTTCTTAAAGTGTCCCATTAAAGGCACTTCTAATTCAGCAGTTAACCCCATTTGCTCAGATGTGACTGTGTCATACTCAATGTTAGGCAATTCCACTTCTGATATTCCAGCAAGGTCATTAGATCCATTGAAATATGTTTCAGCATCTATAAGAGCATTAGGTATTTGTTTTCTTCCCATCTATTTCCCCCCTTATTAAGCTGTTAAGCTTTCAGCAAATTTTTGTAATGCATCAACATCATAAACTTTCTTGAATGTTATAGATTTTGCTCCTGGTATTATTCCAAGTTCTATAGTCCAAGTAATGTCTCCATTTATGATATCTATTAAGCTATTATCAACTGAGTAAAAATTAACTTTAGCTGATAGCAGTTGGTCAGCAGCAACAAGAGCATTTAATCTAATATTCATAGATTTTTTCATTGTTTCAGCCATTTTCAAACTGAACTTTTTATCCACATTATTAAAATATGATATAACAAGTTCATTTCCAATGTATTTAAACATTCTACGTCCATAAATGTACTTGTCTTTTGGGTCTGTTGCTAAAGGATTCTTAGCTGTTTCAGAACCCCAACATCTCCAGCCTTTAAAATTTATAGCCGTAACAACCCCATTCTTATTTAAGAAATTGGCTTGTTGTTCCTTGTCTAATCTAACTTCTTCATATTTTCCACTTGCATTTTTCCATACAAAAGCATCCATTTTGTAAGAATAGTTAGAAGGTCCTTGGCTTGGAACTCCATTATTCTCTCCATCAACTTTCATCGATAAAGCGGCATAATGTATAGATTGATAGTAAACTTCTCCAGCAAGTTTGATTTTTCCATATAGCAATACTTGGTCATTACTTAGAATGTTGTTAGTTTCTTTCCATTCAACAAGTTCGTTATATTTTTTATCCACTGGAGCATTTACTAATGCTATTGCTTCAAACATTCCACCATTCAGTGTTTTAGCTTTAGTTTCCATGATAGCTGCAACATCACTTTCATGAGAAAAATCAGGAACATCTATGAAAGCAGGTAATTCACTATATTTCAAGAAAATTTCGTTTGCTAATTCTAGCCCTGTTCTTTTCATTGTTGTGCTATCAAATCCACCTATAGCTTCTGTTTTTGTAACTTTAGATAAGTCTACTTCTTCGTATTCTATATCTACATTATTTCCAGCTACAGTTGCATAAATTTCTAATCCTTCAGCTGTGTAAACAGTTCTTGCATCTGATATAACTTGCTTTCCTGTTGCATTTTTAACTACTACAGATTCTGGAATTACCTTGTGACTTGGTATTAGCACTTTTCCTTTTTCAAGTGCTTTATTAGCAAGTGTTTTCTTTTCAGATTTGTGCTTAGTTAAATCTAAGATATTAACTACATATAGTGGAGCAACAGCATACAACTCAAAGAAAACTTTGATAGCTTGTGATATAGAGAAATCTAAATCATAAGTATCTCCAAAGTATTGGATAGCTTCTTGATAAGTCCCTATTCTCACTACTTCATTGACTTTTCTATTCTCAGCTTTAACTTTGTGAATTGGTGCTGTTCCAACTATAAAATGCCCATAATCTAAAACCACAGGTAACTGAAAGGCTGTAGCCCCTTCTTGTTGGTATGTACCATGTTTATAACCCATTTCTACCTCCTACTAATTCATCTACTATTGAATTAAAATATTGATAGTCCTTATTGATTTTTGGATAATCTTCTACAGGAATTAATAATCTCCCAAGTAGTGGATATTTTTCAATAAGTTTTTCAATTTCTTCTCCAAAATATACAGTCCCTCTAACAAAGAGAAACTCAGGTAAATCTAGCTTTTTACCTACATAAATATATGTTTTCATTGTTATCCCCTTCCAAGCAGTTTTGCAATTTTTCTCTCTACTACTTCTGATGTGTCAGGTACTCCAAATACTCTAAATCTACAAACAGAATAAAAATATGGCTCTGCTTCTGCTGTAAAGTACTCTACTGAAAATGGATATGATTGATCCACAGCAAATTTTCCATCTACTGTGCTTTCGTTTAGAAACTCTTTTTTCAAAAAGTCTCCGATAGATAAATTACTTAGGTAATCTTTCTCATCTTCCATTTTAGTGCCTATCCACACTTCTAAATCCACAGGTACATCATAGTTATCTATCCCATTTCTAGTCTGTTCAAACTTAGTAACCCTTAAAATAGCAAAAGGAAAGAGGTCTTTCTCGCTCTTTCCTTCTTCTCTATCTTCATGATTAATTTCTGGTAACAATCCATGATATACTGTAACTTTCTTATCTTTCAATTTCTCTGTCAAGAAATCAAATATAAGTTGCTCTACTTCAATAATCATAACCCTATCACCCTGTTTATTTCATGCTCTAATCTCATTCTGAATTTTTCATCCGCATAGCCTTGTAAATATTCTAGTATTGATAAATTACCAAGCATTTGAGGTGCAGAAACTGACATTAGTCTTTTAATAGTCTCTCTTTTTCTACCATTTTTTGTAATGAATTTACCAGTTCTTTCAAAAGCTCCTAGATGTCCACTCTTGTATGCTATAAAAGCGTTTGGTAAAGATTTATACCCACCTTTTTTAACAGCTGCTTGAACTATTTTTCCTTTTGTCCTAGTCTTAGGATTTAGCTTGAAATGGTCTAACCCTATAACTCTACCACTACTTATGATAGAGCCCGTTAAATTACTTTTACTAGTCTTAAAAACATTAACACTACTAAACAATTTACTTTTTTGTGCAAAATAAGACTCCGTTGTCTTTCTAATTTGCTCTGTTTTTACCATCTCAAGTGAACGATTAATAGCCCTTGAAATACACCCTGGTAACTCATTCTCGTATTTTCCAAGAGTATTGATAACTTCATTTATTCCTGTAGCTTCAACCTTAACTCCTATCATTTTTCATCATACCTCGTTAAGTCTATCTCTAATAAACCCATATCTTCCTTAGTTTCTTCTACTAAATATCTAACACCATCTACTAAGATTTTTTCTCCAGAATGAGGTGGGTATTTAAAGAAGGACTTTTCTATAAATAGAGTCATACCTTCAATAAATAGCCCGTCATTTTCTAAAGATCTAGTTCTGTTTCTCTGCTTGTTCTGAAATCTCTCCTCATCAATAACACAGGCAGTTTCTTTTTTTCCTATAGTATGTGTGTCTCCAAACTCTTCTAAGTTCAAAAAAACACTAGCAAGGTCATTAGTAACTTCTTCTTTAAAGCTCATAGTTATGCCTTTTTAGATTTTTTTGAATTTTTAGCAGTTTCTTCAACTTCTGTGTTTTCTTCAGTAACTTCTTCAAGATTTTCAGTTTCTATTATCTCTTCATTTTCTACTACTTCTTCAGCTTCTACAAGTTCAAGGGATTTAACTCTTTCTATGATATCTGTTTCTAAGATATCCACCACTTCACCAGGATTATAAACTATTCCACAGTAAATCAGTGATTGTTTAACTTTTAATTTCATGCTATCCCTCCTTATTTAACTTTTAAAACTTTTATAGCATCAATGTCGAATGGAACAGGTAAAGGTCTTGATTCTGTTCTTACTTCAAGAGTATTGATTTTTGTATCTTCATCTTCAAAAGGGACTCTTTCTGCAACTATTATCCCTTTAGCTATATCTGCTGCAGGTCCATAGTGTAAAGTATTGTTAGATGGTGCAAATAACACTCTTCCTTCTGGAATCATTTTCACTGTGTCATATGTTTTTCCATCTGCTTTTAACACTGAATGTTGAGTTTGATATGAATAGATAGGGATATTGTAAGGAGCTAAAGTTCCAATATATATAGCTCCACTTGCTAACTCTTTAGGATCTATTTGCCCAAAATTAGCGTTTTTAATATCTAGTAATTTAGCTATTTTTTCATTTTGAGTAAATAGTCTTGCTGCAACTGGATCCATAACTATATGCTCAACTCTTTGCCCTGTAGTTTCACCTATTAAAGTGATTACTGATTCTATATCTCCTGAAATATCTGCATTTGGTTGATTCCATAATACTGTAGGTGTAATTTCTTGAATTGTTCCATATTCTATTTTGTCTTCGATTCCTTCTCCTTTTACTACTATTGACCCTTTGAACATTAAGTCAATACACATTAACTCTTCTCTTCTTGAGATTTGTTCTTCAAAGTCTGCGAAAGCTTCTCCAATTAATTTGGCTTTTTTCTCTTCTGGAGATATTCCACCGTAGATAGTTTCTCCTGCTGACTTAGCAAAGTAAATTTCTTGTGCAGAGAATGTTTTCTTTGGTGCTACCTTTGGAGCACTGTAGTATTTAGATGCATAACTTCTTTTTACTACTTCTGTTCCTGGTATTAATTCAGATACGAAAGGTGCTACTAACTGTCTTCCCTTTCTATACTCAATTTCCCATTTTGGGTATTCATGAGTTTCATGCTTTGAGAAAAACATGTCTCTAATAAATGTCTTTGGTTTTATAACTGACTGGTCATATAGTCCTAAAAATTCTAATAATACTGCCATTAATATCTACCTCCTAATTCTTTTACTATTATTCCTTTTTCTCTAGCTTTTTTAATAAAATCAGCTTTAGTAGTAGCTGCTTTTAGCTCAAGTCCTTCGAAAATAACTTCTCCAAACACTACAACTGTAGTTTTAGTCTTAGCTGTAGTTCCATCAGCTGTTTCTAAAACTATTCCAAATAAATCTGTTCCATCAGATAATTCTGCACTTGCATTTACTGCTTGCCCTCTCTTAACTGATTTCCCTTGTGGTACTTCTAATTCCATAACTTTGTGACCTGTACCACTTAATAATTGGTCAACTCCGTACTCATTACCTTTTTCTATAAAGCTCATTTTGTACCTCCTGTCTTTTTATTCATATACTTTAAAATATTACGTACTGGTATTCCTACAACACTTCCTGAACCTTCTTCAGCTCTTGGTGCTACAGGAACAGGTGTTGCTTGACTCTCTTCTTGTATGTTTTTAAGAGTCTCTTTATTTTTTTCTTTTTTGATATTTAATATTTTTAATGCTAAGTTTGCAGCATCAATTGGTTCTTTGAATTTAGCAGTATTTACAACATCATCAAATCCTGCTATTTCAAGATTTTCAATTGCTTCTATTCTATTTCTTTCTCCTTGGATTGCTGAATTAACTATATTTTCATACAATTCAGGATAATTTGCTTTGAACTTTTCTACAGTCATTTCTTCTGTATTTGTAACTGTATTTTGAGTTGGTTCTGGAGTAGGCTCTGCTACAGGTTCAGTAGGTTTAGAGCCTGGGAAATTCTTAAATTTTGAAATGTCAAATGCTAAACTATTTACAATTAGTAAATTATTGACATTCTGTAGATTTTCTACTTCATCTACTATCTCATCGATAAATCCATACTCTTTAGCTTCTTCAGCATTAAACCATTTTTCTTCGTCCATAAGTGCAGATAGTTCTTCTTTTGTCTTCCCCTTAGCTTTAGCTAAGTAAGTTTCTAAGATACTATCTTTAACCTTATCTAAAAGAATTCCAGTTTTTTCCAGCTCTTGCTTGTTACCATATGCCCAAGTTAATGGGTTATGTATCATAAACATAGCATTTTTTGGCATTTTTACAACATCACAAGCACTAGTTATAATCGTTGCTGCACTTGCTGCAAGACCATCTATGAAAGCTGTAACTTTAGCTTTGTGATTTTTTAAAGTGTTTGCTATCGCCACCGCAGCAAATACACTTCCACCAGGTGAGTTGATATGTACATTTATATTTTCTACATCACCTAGGTTTCCAATTTCTTCTTTGATTGTTTTGTCACAGACATCGTCCCAATATTCGTCAGAACCAATAGTCCCATACATAACAACATCAGCACTTTTTGCTTCTTCATTCTTCGTTATGTTCCAAAACTTCTTTGTCATTTTCGGCATTGTTAATCATCACTCCTTTTTCATCTAATAATTTGTATTCTTTTGCTAAAATTCTTACATTTTGCTCAAAATCACCGCCATTAAGCTCGACAGTTTCTTTTGTTCTAGTAGAGAATCCTTGTTGAACTCTTAAAGTACTTGCTTTGACTTCCTTAAGCGGGTCAAGTTGCCCTTGGCTCGGTCCATTCCACTGAGCTCCACTCCAAGCTTTTGTTAGCAATGGGTCTTCTCCATAGTTCTTCATGTCTACTCTACCTAGCAAATATGCTTCTCTTAACCACTCTTCATAAACTACTTGTGTAAAATTGCTAGAGAACCAATCTCTTCTCTTTCTAAACATTTTCCAAGCTTCCAATAAAGCAGCTCTACTTGCTGAATAGCTAGCAGTAAAATGCTTAATTAGTAACTCGTAAGGAACTTCTAAAGCAGCTCCTATTTGCCTTAAAATTGAAGTAACGAAAGGGTCGAACTGTGCATTTGGTCTACCTGGATTAGTAGCGACAACCTTTTCTCCAGGATTAAGCCCTTGTACTAACCCAGGTGTTAGCTCTATTGTTTCATCATTAGAACTATCAATCTGTTCTGTTTCATCTAAGACTTCATGGTCTGCAATATTAGCTCCTTGGGTATTGTCCTTGTCACTCTCAATAAATATCGCATACATCCCACTTACAACTGCTGCCATAAGTTCTGCGTCAGTATATCTATCCAGTTGCTTCAGTGCTTCGATTACTGGAGATAAAATAGGTATACCTCTGACTTGCTCAGGTCTTTCAGCCAGCATTATATGTAGAATATTTAACTGCTCTTCTTTTCCATAAACAGGAATGAAGTCAGTTTCTACATTTCCTGACACATCTAGTGGGTGTTTTCTTGCAACATAATACCCAGAGATTCTATTATTGTTATCAATTTTCACTCCATCAACAATACTCTCATCATTTTGCAATATAGAAGGTGTCATAACTCTATCAGGCTCAATTATTTGTAGCTTTAAGCTATAAGGATTCTTTGGTGTTTCAAAATAGTTAAATTTTACAAAACATTCACCATTCAAGAGAATTGTTAAGAATACTAAGTCTTGAACTTGGTCAAAATTAAGAACTCCCATCTGCTCAATCTTGTCGTCTGCCCAGAGTTTGAATTCTTTTTCAATAGTAGTTTCAATTGCTTCGGCTTCTTCTTCACTAATCCCTAAAGTTTCATAGTCAATTGCTGATTTTAGCTTTAATCCGCTACCGATAACGTTTGAATTGATAGTTTTCATAACTCCTTGAGCAACAGGAGCTCCCATATACAAGTCTCTTGACCTTTCAACTAGCTTTTTCCTGTTCTTGTAGATGTCTTTTTTTACACCTCCGCCAGTAGAAATCCAGCCTTTCATAGAACTTTTTGTAGTAGATGCTCCATGATTTGAGTAACCAGTATTAAGAATTTCTATTTTTTTCCTAGCTACTTCTCTTTCAAGAGCCTTTTTTGGGTTAAAAAAAGCAATAGTTTTGTCTAATAAATTCATTTTTCACCTCCTTTTGCAATAAAAAAAGAAGATTAAAACCTATAAATCTCTAGGTATTACTCTTCTTCCTAATTTTTTTCTTCCATTATTGTTCAATTTGTCAAGTTCACCCTCCCAGAAGGCTCTTCCTTTTCTAATCTCAGATAAATCTTCTCTCACAAGCTCTCTTGTACCAATTTTATAACTTTTTCCAGTCAGCACAGCTATTTCAGCCTTTCTGTAGACTTCAATCATCTGTGAACACTCTTCTCTAGTGTAATTCAATTTATAAGCTCACTCCTTTCGATAAAACTCTTCTTTTTGATACTTTTGTAGCCTTTTTTGTAGCTTCAACCGTATATTTTTTACTTAAGTTAGGATTTGCTATTTTTAAAGCAGCATAAGCATAGTTCCTTAAATCCAAAGGTTCATTTCTCTTAGTTCCTATCACTTTCCAAATAGTTTTTTTAACACCTTTTTCCCAGACAGTAGTCTTAACTTCAGATGTTAAACCTTTGAAATATGCTTCATCATAACCCCTATCTACATTGCTTGGAAAATGCATATACATGGATCCTGGTTCCTCAATTTTTAGTCTAGCAAGAATAGTTTCTTTACCCGTATTTACCCCTAAAGTAAAGAGTGATATTTGCATTCTATTAGTTCTCGATGGTTTGGATACAAAAGCAACTCCATCTCCACCTTTTCCTTTTATCCCAAATACTCTCCTAAATTCCCTAGGCTTAATATATTGATAAGCTTCTTGAGTATAATGCCCTCCAGTATCTATACAAGTACAAAGAATTCTTATTTTTTCTCCATCAGCATAAGAAAACTCTGTTTCCAAGAATCTATCTAACTGCTCCCATACATCATTTTGACCAGGAGAGCCAATAAACTGTTTGTAGTAAATACCCCAAGACTCTTCTCCAAGTCCCCAACCTACAACTTCAATTTCTAATCTATCGTCTTGAACATCGACTCCAGCAGTTAAAACTTGAACTTGGTCAGGAATTTCTGCGGTATACTCTTCTTTTCTCTTAGAAACATCTAAAAAATCTATCTTTTCCACTTTTTCTTCCCATGTTTGACCAAGGCAGGTATTCGTAAATACCTTCATCATTTGCATATTACCTTTTGCAGCTTTAAACTTTTTTATAATTTCGGGCCAGGTAGAAAAAGGACTATATAATTCTGAAATATGAAAACCTCTTACACTCCAATCGTCCACTTCTTCCTGTGGTTGCCATATTCCGTGTATCATATTTCTTTTCCACTCATGCTCTGATGATATTTCTAAACAATCAGAACATTTATGCCCAACTGGTTCAAAGATTATGTTTCTCCACTCCAATTTTTGGAATGAGCCACATTTTGGACATGGAATATAAAACTCTTCTTTCGTTGAATTCTCATATTCTTTCTCAACTCTTGAGTCTCCCTTAATGGTTGGTGTGCTAGTTATAACGATTTTCTTATTCCAGAAAGTTTTAGTTCTTTCTATTGCTAGATTTAAAGGGTCTCCTTCTCCTCCAACATCGCTTTTAAATCTGTCTACCTCATCTGCAAGTAAGATTCTAAGAGGTCTACTTGATAACTCTGCTGCTGAATTACTTCCAACTAATGTAATATACCCACCTACAAACTCTTTTTGTAGTTTAGTATCTCTTCCATCAACTTTGTTCAGTATTTTATTTTTAAGTTGCGGTGTACTCTGTATCATGTCATCTAGCCTTGTACTAGAAAAATCTTCAGCTAAATCTTTAGTTGGCAAAAGATACATGATAGGGGCAGGGTCATAGTCCGCATAATATCCAAAAACATTCAATAAAATTTCAGTCTTAGATAACTGAGCTCCATACATCATCACAATTTTAGATGTTTTTTTATCCGAAATCGCTTTCATAACTTCCCGTTGAAATGGTACCCTGTCGGTTTTCCATCTCCCTGGTTCAGCTGATGTTTTAGAGCTTAAAATTCTATACGAATCAGCCCAAGTATCTATAGTCAACTTTGGTGGAGGCTTCAATGTTTGGAATATGTCAGCAAATAGATTAATTGTTTTTCTTAGACTTGGATTTTCTATTGGATCCTTTTCCTTTGCTTTTTTCATCTTCCACCTCTTCTTCATCTTCCAAAATTATGTTTTTATTTTTAAACAATTCTGGACTATATTCGCTTAATTCCAGCAAAACATCTTCTATAGAACTCAAAACTATATCCTGAATGTCACCCAGATTATCACAACCCACAACCAAAGGGGCGATTTTATTAGGTACGGCTAATAATTTACCCTTTAAATTTGTGAGCATAACTGTCATGACTTTCTTAACTATCTCTGCCGAGTGCAGTTCATTTTTTAATTCTGATATTTTTATACTTTTTAGCTCTATATCTTTTTCAATTTTTTCAGTTTCTTTTTTAAGTTTTGTGTCTTTCAAATCTACATCAGCAGAGTTTTGTTCTTTAATAAACTCAATAAAACCTTTTACACTCTCTACGAGCAAATATTTACCCCTACTTCCACTTTTTTTCACAATGCCATCTTGAGCTAGCATTCTAATATATCTATCAGTCACCCCAAACATCTCCGCAAGTTCAGGGCTACTAACTATTTTTTCTTCTATGTTCATTTTTCACTCCTTAGGAACGGAAATCGTTAAAATTTTGACCAATATTCAGGTGGAGCTCGGGATTCGCGAGACCCGCTTGACTTTTTTATTTTCTGAAAGAACCTATTTTCACTATTTTGATGATTTTCTTCTTTCGATATGCTCTAAATTTGGCGGAGAGTACAGGGCTCGAACCTGTAAATCCATTAGGACAACAGCTTAGCAGACTGCTCATTTACCAATTAATGTAACTCTCCAGTCGAAGGTAGCAAATATCTACCTTTGTGCACTTTGACTCGCATTTTTGTTTATAGCCGATATAATGCTGAAAGTGGGCTAATCAATAAAAAAACTCCCACAGGCAACGTATTGCACACATTTAAGTGTAATGGGAGTATTGATGTTGGTATCCTGTGCATATTGGATTCTCACCAATGATAGACTAACTCTTCTGCCTATCCAACCATTAGGTCGATGCACCATATTTGGCTGAGGCTTTTTATAGTAGAGCCTCAATAACTACTAACGATACACTAAAAATTAAGGAAGATTCTATGAATGAATTTCATTTAACCTTTTCACACATTAACATTATATTACATATAGAAATTGTAAACAAGGGCAAAAAGGGGGCAAAAAAGGTGCAAATTTTTTAAGGAATTAATTTATTTAACTTCTCCAAAATATCATTTTGAAATAGGTTGCTAGCTATTTTTTCAACTAATAAACTTTTATTTCTTTTTACAGTACTTTCATCAATTCCTAATTTATTAGCAACTCCTTCTATTTTAAATTTCTTAAAATAAATCAAATCTATAATTTCTTTATATTTATCATCTTGCACAAAAGAAAGCCCATAATCAATAAAATCAACTAGATAATCAATCTCACCTATTTCTTTTATTCTTTCTTCTTTTATCATTTCAATTTTTTCTACATCGCTCAAATTATCTTTGTTAGTAGCTTTTATTTCATTAATTGAGTATATTTTTTTTAACTCAATATTATCCAAACTTTTTTTTAAGTATTCTTTTCTGTTTTTTAAACCAGGATAATTACTTAAAAAATATTCAGTTTTTTGATATGGTGTTAGATTTTTCTCTTTATTTATTTTTATTATTTGCCCATTTTTAATGCATATCTCATAAACTCCATTGTCTAATTTTTCAATTGTTTTCTGAAGTTCTTTATACTCCATTATCTCACCTCAGTTATTATATTATCTATAATCTCTAAATTTTTCCCATCAGAAGAGTAAATCTCTCTCATTCTCTTAGAAAATTCACTTTTCTTTGCTTCTAATTCATCATCAGTCATACATTTTTCTTTAAAAATGTGACTATTTATTATCCTTACTTGATTCCCATCTTTTACTCTTAATTCTTGTAAATATTCAATCATCAATTCCACTCCTTCCCTATTCTCTCCATGTTCTTTTGCCACTTTTCCCAGTAGCAATTTAATATGTCATCTTTTGTATAGCCCTTATTAGTTGAAATAATTATTAAATTTTGGAGTATTTGAAAATCATTTCCATAAAGAACACTCATGATTAAATTTTCTATATTAGGCTGATAAATTAATTTTAAATTTGTTCCGTCATTAAATAATTTTGTAATTTCATTTTTTATTTCAACAAAATTTTCAGATATTTCTAATTTAAAATTAACCATTTGTGCTAGAAAAAACCAAATATCAGTAAATTCTTCTAACTCTTTAGCTTTGTCATAAGGCTTAGTTTTCCAAGTCTTATGGCTTTCAGGTGTTTCTTCATTGAATTCTATTACTTCTGCAATAAGGGACAATTTAATATCTCTAAGTGTTCTTTCTCTAACATTATTCAAACTTTCATCTAAATACTTTTGAAGATTCAATATATCTTCAAAATTTTCAGGCTTTTTAAATTCCATTATCTCACTTTCTCCATCAATTCTGGGTTTTCATAAATATTCCCAATTATTTCCATTCTTTCATTATTGTTGTTTGTAAAAGGTATTTCCATTTCAAATTTATCATCTCTTAAAACAAATCTTGCTTGTTCCATATTAAAAATGACTTTATATCTACTATTATGTAAAGTTACAATGTCTCCCTCATAAATTTCTTTGTTATTTTTATCTTTTAATCCTGAGTATTGCATTATCTTTAAGTCTTTTTTATATAAAAAATCGTTTTCATCAAAAGAATATTTTTCAAGATTATCTACTTCCTCTCCATCTGTATATGCTGCAAATGTTACAGTTTTATTAAAAAAATCTATTCCTACTAGGTTTGTATTATATTCATTATATTCATTTTGATAATACATTTTATCTAAATATACTCTAAATTTAATCTCTCTCATTTTCATCCTCCCAAGTTGCTATTTTTTCAATCTTTTTATCTCTATTTCCACAGTCTATGCATTCAACAAAATCTTCTCTGACTAACTGCATTGTATGCTGATGGTATTCTACAATTTCAATACTATCGAAATCAGCTTCCATGTATCCACGAAACCAAATATTGAATCTTGTACAAGCACATTTTTTACACTTCCACATTTTCTTCTCCTAATCCCATTTATCTAAAAACCATTGTACAATCATAGCCCATATTATTGTAAGTACAGTCCCTACTATCGCCCCAATAGGCATTAATAATAAAAGCATTATTATTTTTTTTGTCATATTATCCTCCAATCTCTCTTGCTCTTATCTTAGTTCAAAAATTCTTCGAAGTCATTGTATCTAAAATTTATTTCTTCTAGAATATCTTTTATATCTTCAACTTCTTCTTTTGAAGCTGTAAAATTTTTATCTACATCTTTTAAATTCAGATAAAGTGTAGGACTGTATTTTTCACCTTCGTTTACATAATATTCTAATCTTGTATTTTCATTAGTAACAAAAATACCGCCCGAATCAACTTCTCTTTCGTACTCAAATTCAAACCCTTCTTTTATAACCTTTTCTTCAAAAGAAGAAAAAGCCCAATTGTACTCGTCTTCATTTATTTTTTTTATTTTAAATTCAATTATTTTATTCATTTTTTCCTCCTAATTAAATTTTTTTAATTTCTCCTAAAACCCATTTTAAAATAATTGATTCTCTTTTTAGTTCTTCTATTATTTTATAGTCTTTTAAAGAATTTTCTAAAAATTCAATATTTCCTTCATACTCTTTTAATTTATCTCTTATTTCAGTCTCTGTTCTCATTCTCCAATTCTCCATTTCTAACTCTTTCCCAAAACTCTCTATATTCTTTAGATTCTAAAACTTTCTTAGCTTCATCAGAGAATAAAAAATAATTTCCTAAATCATATCTCTCATTGTCTAAATCATTTCCATAGTCTTGTGTTTTCTCAACTCTTGAATTGTTTATATAAAAATATATTCCTTTAAATTTTCTCATAGGATTTCTCCTCGAAATAATAGCTAAAACTAAAGCATCAAACAATTCTTTATCATCAGCATGCACCAGCTTCCTCCAGTCTCACAACACTATCATCAACTTCTCTCAACCACATAGTTTTAAAATCATCAAATGTATTAACTACATCGGTTATCATAGACTTCAGGACTACTCCTATCATGTTTCTTTTATGTGAATTAACAGTTCCAAACATCATAATTACAAGAAACATAGTCCTAAGAAGTTCTAAATTATCTCCTGTTTCAGTATGGCCACATTCTGCAAATACTTCATTTAAGATTTTGATAACATCTTTTTCAACATGATAATTAATCTGACTTTTAAATCTATCTACAATCTTATCAGAAGCTTTTATAGTTCTTGTCAAAATAGATTTATAATATCTATTTAGAACCATACCCTCTTTATCCCAAAGTTCCCTATTAATTTTCAAGTACTTATTAATTAAATACATCAGTGTAATTCCTTGCATATCTCCGTCTTTGTGAGTAACTCTTATTTTTTGCATAGCTCCTCCAACAAATATCCTAGATATTCGTAAGCTTTCTTATAATCTTCAATTCCATTTTTCTTTCTAGCTCTCATTACATATTTTAAAATGTTTCCAACACAAACAGCTTCAGAACCTTTCATGTCTTTTACAACTTCAAAAATAACATCTTTTACTTCTATTCCCAAATCACCAAGCATATAGTGTTTTGGAGATTTAACATTATCTGTTTCAACAGTTTCAATATTTTCTTGAGATTCACTTTCAATAATTTTTAATATTCTATTTTTAAGTCTTTCACTAGCTTCAACTTTTCCACATTCTAAATGTGACAAATAAGGTTGTGTTACATCAATTTTCTCAGCAAATTCCTTTTGATCTATATTATTATTTACTCTATAGTCTTTTACTCTTTTTCCTAAACTCATTTTTA